ATTAAAATTTGGGTGCCAAGTCATTTGACAAATGGATATAAGTTTGGTAGTAATGTTTTTAGAAAAGATGATGATGTGATTAAAGTTTCTGATACCATAAAAATTATTATTTCCGTAGTGAGATATGATAAAAAAGCCTTTTCGTGTATTGCCAGATTAGAATAAAAGATTTTGTATACTATTCTATACAAAATAAGTTATAGAAGAATTTCCTTTTGTTAAAAATGTGCGGAATATTCTTTGTTCAATCAAAAAACGGATTAGAAAATGTACACGAGGACGGGATGAAAGGTGTTTTGGATAATTTTTATAGTTTTCAATCGAGAGGTCCTGATAGAAGCAAGCATAAAAGACAACTTTTAAATGAAGAAAAATCTACTGAAAGATTTATAGGGTTTCACAGGCTTGCTATTAATGGAATTTCAGAAGAAGGGGATCAGCCAATTACCTTACAAGACGCGGAAAACGAAGTAAACATGATTTGCAATGGTGAAATTTATAACTACAAGCAATTAGCTGAAGAATATGACATTTCTTTGTCAGAAGGATGTAGTGACTGTGCAATTATTCCAAGTTTATTTTTAAAGATAGGCATAGTAGAAACGATTTCTAAATTAGACGGGGTATTTGCGTTTGTTTTAACTCACAGTGACAAAATTTATATCGGTCGAGATGCTATCGGAGTTCGACCCTTGTTTATAAGAAAAGATTCTTTGAATTTAGTGGTTAGTTCGATAGCTAAAGGGTGCGAAGGATTTAAAATTGAGGGAGAAACCCAACAAGTCCCACCTGGAACTCTAACTGTTTTTAACGAATCAAATACACTCGGGCAAAACTTTTCTCAGACAAAATGGTGGAAATTGTCAAATCCACATTTAAATTCCATTCAAATAAATCCTACCTCCGAAGTTAGAAAATTGCTGATTGAGGCTACAGAAAAACGCTTGATGAGCGAAAGACCAGTTGGCTGCTTGCTTTCTGGAGGATTAGATAGCAGTGTTATTGCTGCTATACTAGCCAAACGCGTAGAAAACCTTAAAACTTTTTCTATAGGATTTTCCTCTGATTCTACAGATCTTAAATATGCAAGGTTAGTAGCTAATCATTTAAATACTGATCACTCAGAAATAATTATTCCCTATGAAAAAGCATTGTCAGCTATTCCAGAAGTAATTAAAGCAACTGAAACAACCGATATTACAACGATAAGAGCCAGCGTTGGTATGTATTTACTTAGCGAGTGGATCAAGCAAAACACCGACATAACAGTTCTTTATTCAGGGGAAGGTTCAGATGAGTTATTTTGCGGATATCTGTATTTTCATAACGCTCCGGATAACAAAACCTTAGAGCAGGAATCCAAACGCTTAGTCAACGAACTTCATCTTTACGATGTTTTGAGAGCTGACAGAACCACAGCTGTACACGGTTTAGAGCTAAGAGTACCTTTCCTGGATAAAAAGGTTGTGCAATTTGCAATGTCACTTGTAGGAGAAGTCAGAACTCCTAAAAACGTCAAAAATATGGAAAAAATTTTTCTAAGGCAAGCATTTTCGGATATGTTACCGGAAAAAGTTGTTTGGAGACGCAAAGAAGGGTTTAGCGACGGTGTTAGTAATCTAGAAAAGCCATGGTATAAGCATATTCAGGAAAGTTTGCCAGAAGAAAAAGAGGTTTCGGATGTTAGGAAAGAAGAAAAATTTTACAGACAAATATTTGATGAAAATTTTAAAGATATCAGAAATCCCGTTCCCAAAAATTGGATGCCAAAATGGACAAATACAGATGATCCTTCAGGTAGAGTTATCGAGGCGTTCGATGAAAGTTAATTTTAAATTCAATGAATTTAAAACTATTTTCGCCTTTTTCTATTATTATTTTTTCCTTTGCCATTTCTTTTGTTGTATTTTTTCTTTGGCTTGGCGTTATTAGGCTTATTGGACTTGCGTTTATTATCCGTGGGCTGTGTAGTTTTTTGAGTTTTGGTTTCGCTTTCAGAATTAGACCTTGAGTCTGTCCAACCAGCAACTTTTTTGCTCTTTTTATTATTTTTACGATGATCATGTTTCTGCCCAGCTGGAGCGTATTTAATTTCAATTGCTCCAACTGGTGGATTTTCAGACAAGTCACCAAAGGTTTTACGCAGCGATTTAGTCTCTAAAATTTCTGTTTTTCCTTTTTTACCCATTTTTTCTTTTTTAGTGTATTGCCAATGAGTTTTATTGTCTTTGTAGGTATGTATTAACATATTACCTTGCTTTGAACGGTCAAAACATACAATTTCTTCGTCTTTTACGGGTAATTTTTCTCCATAAAAGCATACACCCCTCCATTTGTAACATTTATTGTTACTCATGTTTGATAAATTTTTCTTCATATAGTCAGGTAGAGTATCAACTGCTTTAAAAAATTTACCAGCGTAAATTTTTGGCTCTTTTTTCTGCCAGTTAACCGATCGTCTTTCTTGACGTTGTTTTTTGTAAGTTTGATCCTTCTTTTTTTGATCTGTGATACATCTTTTTGCCTTAGCGCTGTTTTTGAGTTTTTCCTGTTCATAGTGTTTGCGAGAATTTTCTCTCATTTCTTCATTGAATTTATCGATAAACGGCGTAGGATCGTTCTTGAATCGAATAAGTTCTTCTTTTGAAGTTTTGAGATTTTTATTTACCTCCTCCAATTTGTTTTTCGCTTTATTAATCATGAAATCTGCGTTAGGCGCTGTCGTCGACAAGGATCTAAGAATTTTTTCTTGTCTTTTCTTTTGAGATTCTAATAGCGAAATTTTTTCGCATATTCTGTTTTGAATAACGATTCTTGTGCGTTTATCCATTTCTTATTATAAGTGTGTTAAAATATTAAATCACTTTGTATAAATGGAAGGTCTTTCCGCCAAATTACAAGAAATTATAGAAAGTCGACCTTTGAAAACTCTCGTAGATACTGAAGATACAAAATCAAACACGGAATGGAGAGACAGCATTTTTGTACATTATGTGTCAAATGATATACCAAGAGTTTTTGATGGTAGAATAGTTTGGAAAAATTATTTGTCCAAAATCGGAAATCAAGGTAAATGCGGAAGTTGCTGGGCATGGGCATCGTCTTCTGCGTTAGCTGACAGATTTGCAATTATGTCACAAGGTAAAATTAAAATTTCACTGTCACCTTTATATTTACTTGTTTGTGATATACAAAGCATTTTAAATTCGCCAAGCGATGCAACTATTTTTGATATAAGCAGTATTCCAGGAAATTCAAATGAAAATCAATTAACACTATTACTATCGAAAGGAATCGGAAAGGTTGGATGTCATGGAAACACATTATTAGATGTTTGGAAATGGTTATATCTACGTGGAACGTCTACAGACGAATGTTTATCTTATATAAGTAAAAAAGGAGATGAGTTTATAAGTATTACAAATTATCAAGAAGATAATCAATTACCTTTGTGTACGCAAGTTTCTGGCCCATCAGCTGATATGTGCGGTGATTTTTACATAGAACAAAATACAGGTTTGCAACTTGGCAATCCAGCGAGATTTTTTAGAGCGATATGTTATTACACAATACCAGGAACAGTTGATCAAATGGGTTCTCAGCTAAATATAATGTCAGAAATATTATGCAATGGCCCGGTTACAACTGGTATGAGGGTTTACCCTGATTTTTATGATTTTGACGCAAAAAACGATGTTTATAGTGCGCAAGAAGGACAGCAACGTGTAGGAGGACATGCTATCAAAATAGTTGGGTGGGGTGAAACATCTGAAAAAGAAAAATATTGGATAATAGCCAATTCTTGGGGCACAAATTGGGGTAGAGATGGATATTTTTACATGAAAAGAGGTGTTGACATGTGTGGTATTGAGTCTAATGTGTCTTGTGGTATTCCTGACATGTTTTATCCATCAGGAGCTATATTCCCACCGCAGATAAATAGATATATTTCGGTTATTCCAGATGAAGATGCCATGATAAGATTAAAAATAGATTATGGAGCAGTAGAGTCTTTTGTGGCGGGTGGAATTGATCCAAGGATCGGATATTATCGCAGAGCTCTTTATGCTTACACTGGGTACCCCTGGAAGCATTTAAATACCATGAACGATGTAATGAAAATGCTTACAAATCCTAGATATGCTTATCAAAATCGTTCTTCTACGATAGAAAATTTTGCGATAAGATTCGAGAAAATGAAGCCGGAAGAAATTTTCATCGTAATATGGCTTTTTTTGGTTTTTATTTGTATCTTTATAATGTGTTTAAATTCAGCAAATTCAAAGTCAAACTAGTATAAATTTAATATTCAAAAACGTATTAAATTTTCTCGTCTGTAACAGACAAAGCTCTAAAATGCTTCTAAGTATCTTTAAAAAATACTAACAAACAAAAACATTTGAATTAAAAAAATTCTTTGAAAAAAAGTTGGTCCACGATTTCTAGATTTTAAAGATATTTACAAATAGTTTAATCGTCTCAGAAAAAAGATCGTTTCGTCTGTAACAGACAAAGCTCTATTTGTTTTTTTATAACTATTATTACGACTTTCTGAGTTTTTACTACACTTACATATAATCTACATGCAAAATGCAAATACCGAGCCCAAGTTAAAATTTTCTCGTCTGTAACAGACAGATCAGTAAAATATCTCTAGATATGTTGTAAGCAAAGAAAACATCTAAAACATTTGATTTAGAAAAAATCATCTCAAAAAAGTTGGTCCCTGCGAAATGAATTCTCATGATATTTAGATGATGTATAAAAGCCTTGGTTTTAAGATCGTTTCGTCTGTAACAGACAGACTAGTAAATTGTGTATCGTTTTTGTAAATTAAACTTTACAATTATTAGTTGTTTTTTATAACCTTTATAGGTTATAAAAATTTACTCGAAGCTTACTTCTCGCCTTCCTAAATCTTTTTTAATTCTGTCTAATGAATACTGACATCGGTGTGTAAACAAAAATTTTCCTAATTCCTCCCATACTGGCTCTGAACAAAAAGGAGGTTCTGGTATTTCATAATCAAATGTTGTGAATAGCTCTCGAACACGTAAATGATTCAAACAAGTTTTATCGTATTTCTCAGGCAAGTTATCGATACTTTCGTACTCTTGCAAAAGTTTAAATGAATTGACAGGACCTACTTTACGAATATTGGTGTTATAATCTGTACCACACATAATGCATAAATCTCTAAAAGTTTCCAGAGAAAATCCAGTGCTTTCTAAAATACCTTCTAGAGATAACGAAATACATTTACCCGTAGTTGTATCAATTTTATGAAGTAAAAACGGTGATCCGTAAGCAATTACATCTGTGTCATCGGACATTACAGCGTCCACTTTTCCTGTAAGTGACATAAAAGCGCACAAGGTTTCTGCTTCTGTTTCAGAAGTACAAAAGGGGACACCAAGTAAAGTCAGCAATGTTTGACTGTTTACTATGTCTTCTGCCGATAAAGAGACCACTTGATTTTTTAGACGCTCCAGATATCTTTCTAGATAAAATTTATCGATAGCTTTTTCTTTTCCCATTAGTCTCTTTACTTTAGTGGGACTTTTCTTTCTCCGAGCAGTTATATCTAACAAAATTTGTTCGACTTCACCTGTTCTTGTATACAAATTTAATGCGTATTCTACCGCTGCTACTTTTTCACGTAATTTTTCTTTTTCACCAGCTCTTCTTTCTTTCTCTGCTATTTTTTCATCAGGAGGCTTCCCGTCGTAAACAAAAAAACAATGAACTTCATTTCTACGAAGACACATAATCAAATTTAACAATGCGCTCAACCATCGATCACCAGCAGCTGCTTTATATTTATACAAAAACAAACTAGCGTCGACAGCAACTTTGCGAAAACTATATTCAGAGAGGGAAATTTCTCTATATGCTTCTGCTGCTTGTTTTTTAAGCAATTTATGCAAACTTTTTATACCCATGTTTGACTTTAAAAATAGATCTTAAAATTTTCAATTTACAATAAATGGAAATACAAGTAAAAGAAAATAATAAAAGTTATACATCCCCAGTAAAGAAAACTATTCGGGAATGTTTTGTGTGCAAAGAAGATAGCGTTTTACTTTTTCCAGATAGAAGTATAGATTGCATGCTTTTGTATCCAGTTTGTAATCGTTGTTTAAACAGTTTTTTGATTATATATCCAAACATATTAAGAAAGATAAGAAACAGAGAAATTAATGGTAACTTAGATAAACAATGATACGTCGGAATAGATTGTTAGATGCTCAATTTGAAGTAAGGGAGTTGGAAAGATTGTTGTTAGAAGCCAGGTTAAGACAAAGAAAAATAGCAAAAGAGGTGGGACATCAAGGATGGGTGGATTGGATTTTTGAATTTTTAGGGTTTTAATTGTCATTGCAATTAAAATCCGCTTGTCTAAAGAATTAAAACTTTTAAAAAATGAGCTGGGCAGATAAAGCAAAGGCTAACAACACTTCGGAAACGGAGAAACAAAAAGAAAAAGATACAGAAACTCTTAAAATTGTTCCTCGAAAAAGGAGAATCCCGGATACCCGAGTGAGAACAAATTTAATTTGTATTGATAGTTTTACCGATTTCGATACATGGGATGAACAATATTTTCATCATTTATGTGATTTATGGGAGATGTTAAAATTTATTGCCAAAGATCATCATTTAATTTTAGAAACATCAGACGATGATATGTTCCAAGAATTTAGACATTTTATATATACGAAGTCATCTAAATATGTAACGTTTTCAAGAAATGAGCGACAGCGAAACTTCTGATTCTGAAGAAATATTTACCGAACCTGAGATTAATTACGAACAAATGGTGATTGAAACCGGGGTAGAATGGGCTATGGAATTTGATAATTATTGTCATGATAAATGTTTGCTAATTGGTGAAAAAATGATGTTCAATGACGCAATTAATTTTATGAAGTTTTTGTTTATGAAACCTTCTTAATATGTTTAATTATATTAAGAAATTACTTATCCTCAGCATTTTCGTCTTCATTATCTTTATCTTCATCTACATCTTCATTTCTTGGAGATATTTCTCCAGGGGATTTCGAATCTTCTGCAACTTCTTCTATTTCTGCATCTACGTTTTCCGGAGATTCTTCCAGATCTTGTAACTCATCAGCGATATCAGCATCACTTATTTCGCTATTGTTTTCCGATGATTCTACTACATTAACAGACTCCATTGGATCATCACCGCCCATGCCAGCTACCATCATACTGCTCATCATCGGGGCGATCATATTCATAACGCTAGCTAAAGGATTTTCAGGTTTAGGTTTAGAAACGTTAGGCTCGTTGACAGCTTGTTGTACCCGCGGGGTTTGTGGGACTTCTTGTACCATTTGAACTTTGTGACTAATGTTATTTCTAACCTGAGGTGGCATAATTTTAACTATCTCTTGTAAAACGGCATCTAAAATCTTAATTTTTTGATTTTGCTCTTGAATTATTTTTTCAAGCTCTTGTACTTTACTCGAAGTCGAAGAAGTTTTCATTTGGAAGTAAACAAACATTCCTACTAAAACTACTATCTCTCCGACTATATGGAAAATTTGTGCTTTTTCGAGAGGCATTTTAGTAGTGACCTTGATTGTTTAAACGACTATATTAAAAAACTGAGACAAAATTCCAACCTAAATCAGAAAACAAATGACGGCAAATTTCATCGTGATAAGTTTTTCTTTCAACGGTTTTTAGAATATTAAACTCTGATATATCACACGGGTGGCCGTGCTTTTTGAGTAATTGATACAAAACGTATTGATTATTGATGAAATTTTTACGACCAGCACCAATTAACATTTTAGTGTTGTTATTTTTGTATAATTTTTCGTAAGTTTCCACTAATTGATCAAAATCATTTAATATATCTTGTTCTAAATGCGAAATGTCAGGGGGTTTAACCCCCGTTAAGTTGTGGTGAATTAGCACAGCATCTTCGTAGTGTTTTGAGTTTTTTGTTTCCTTTAAAAACAGCAATATATGTTCTTTTGTGATTTTGGAAAATTTGGTTTTTGGGTCACTGCTTGATAACAGTAAACCATGCTGACTAAATTCATGGATTAATTCATCGTATACTTTTTGTGGTATAGTACTATTTTGCTTGCCTTGATACTGATTCATACAATCTCTGAAATGTATACGTTTATCGTAAGTATATTTACTGCCAACATTTACTCTTTCGGCGTCTTTGTAACTACTAGAACTAGCTTTCATGACGGTTTCATCGCCACAGTTAACACAAATGATAAAACCCTCACTTTCTAATAACAAATCACTACCACATTTTTCGCAAATTTTTGATTCAACAGCTTTCTCGTTAACTATTCCAATATTTGGAATAAATTTTTGAGCTATTTTTAGGTATTTAGAAATTAAGGGAGTTTTTTCGTCTTCTTGTATTTCTTCTACACCCATGAATGATACTTTTTTTGGCTTGCGTAATATTTTTGTGTATTCTTGTAAAATTTCAGCTGTTTCCATGATGTAAAAATCTTCCGATTTCCGAGAAATAATTTCTTCAATTTTTTTCCGTAAAAATTCTTTTTCGTTTTTCAAATTTTTGTGCGTGCTATTTTGAAGATTTAGGGGTATGGCTTTTTCTATGGCTGTATATCTTTCTTTGTAAATTTCTAATTTTGCCCGCTCTTCTTCAAAATTTTTCATGACATTTTCATGAATTGACAATATGTCTATCTCTGTATTAGCCATTTTCAATTACAAATGTGTGTTTAAGTCGTATGGCTTCTATAGATATGTTATTGCAATAAAATTTAAAAATATTTTCTAGCTATACATAAAATGTCTACTAACATCTGTACGTCAAATCTTACATCCGGTTTCATCGATCTTGCTACTTACGATGAACAAGAGAAATATATGTATGGTGGTCGTTTCGCGACCGCATACTTTGTGCGTGAGACCCGCAAGTCCACGTGGTTTACTCAGGTCCCTGTTGTCCTAAGTAAGTGCAGTGGCGCTCCTGCTTTCGGCAGTGAGTGGTCCGTGCAAATTTCCCGCGCCGGTGATTACCTGCTACAGACCTGGCTTCGCGTGGAACTTCCCGAAGTATGCATCACCAACAACCAAGCCAACGGTGGTCTTGGTGCCGCAGCTACCTTCATTGGATGTGTTGCAGTTCGCTGGACTCGCAACATTGGTCACGCTCTTATCCGCGAGGCTTGCCTTACATTTAATGATCTTGTCGCTGCTCGCTTCGACAACTACCACTTGGACTTCTGGGCGGCCTTCACCACCCCGGCTTCCAAGCAGACCGGTTACAATAACATGATCGGTAACGTCGGTCAGTTGATCGGTATGGGTAACGTGCACTCGCTCCCAGCAGCTGTGCTTAACGTGCCTCTTCCGTTCTTCTACACTCGTGACAGTGGTGTGGCTCTGCCAACTGCAGCGCTTCCGTACAACGACATGCGCATTCAGTTTCAGTTCCGCAATCTTGGCGAGCTGCTTATCGCTGATTGGTGCCAGCAGGGTTCGGTCGCCGCCACCCCTGTCAATGTGTCCACCGGTACCGCATTCTGGGTCACCCTTGGTCAGCAGAGCTCCATCTGCCTTGATCAGTCTACGATCAACCAGCTTCCAGCTGTTGGTGGAGCCCAGGATAGCGCTTCTGGTATTATCACCCCCGATGTCGCTACTGGTGCCTGGGCCTTCTGCAACGGAGAGCCTAAGCTTGGTGCTGTCAACGTGTGGGCTAACTACGCCATTGTGTCCAACGATGAGCGTAAGCGCATGGCATGCGCCCCTCGTGATATCCTCATCGAGCAGGTGCAGACCGCTCCTCCGTGTGGTTTCAACCCGCGCAACGTCAACACCCCAGAGCAGTACGATGTTCGCTTTTCGCATGCGATCAAGTGCCTGTTCTTCGCGGTGCGCAACAAGACGCTTCCTTGCGAGCACTCCAACTACACGACCTCGCCTGCCCAGGCAGTCCTTGGATGTGTTGCCCAGGGTAACCTTAACGGTGCTGGTGGTACGATCCTTAACACTGCTAGTTCTTTCGATCCGGTTGCAGCTGCTTCTCTTCTTTACGAGAACACTTACCGTCTTGCTAACATGGGTTCGGACTACTACTCTTTGGTTGAGCCTTACTACAAGGCCCCTACCATCCCTGAGCGCACGGGTTACCACATGTACTCCTACTCTCTGGACTTCTTCAACCTTGACCCGATGGGATCTACCAACTACGGTAAGCTGACCAACGTGTCTCTGTACATCAACCCGTCGCAGGCGGCTGTGGACGCAGCATCTGCTGCCACGTTGCTTGTTCCACAGGCAGCTCAGTTCGCCGCTGCTTTTGCCAACGCGGCCGCATTCGACCCAACGGTTTACTGCGTCAACGGTTTTGCATACCGCTCGGCATGTAACTCGTCAGTCAACGGTACCAATGTGGGCGGTCTGGGTGCCGCGACGGTCAACAACTATGCGATCTACTGCGCTCAGCAGTCCTTCGAGTTTGTTGTGACCGCGGTGAACAACAACATCGTGCGCATTAGCGGTGGTGCTCTTGGTTTCCCTGTCCTCTAAATTTCCCCATGTTTTCAGGTTGTTATTTATCATATCATATTTCACATATGAAATATGATTTAGTAAGCAAGTATAGAGTGATGATTTACTTATTAATAATATGTTTAACAAACTCTTTTGCTTTTGTCTTTGAGCGTCGTTTGATGTATATGCTATACATGCTGTCGATATACTTGTGGTGTTTGGTGTGTGGCAGCTGTAGAAGTGCGGAATGATCCAAGGCATACCAAAGGTGTACGATGAGCACTGTCAATGCTAGCACAGTGTCGTCTTTCCAGAACAGCAGATGCATTCCAAGGACCGAGAGTACAGGTCCGCTAAACTCCGCTGCCATGTCAATGGGATGAAAGACAAGGTTTGTGCTCCACGAGGAGTGTTTGCAGCAGTGGTGCATGGTGTGTATTTTGGAGCCTGTCTTTGTGCAGTGTAGTAGAGTATGCGCTGTCGTGAAAAAAATCTCCGTTAAGGCAAGGTTGATAAATACATACGGTATGGCGTCTTTGATCGCCGCTAGAACTGAAAAAACTGACGTTATCTCTTTTAGCTCAATATTGGCATATACAAGGGCAACGAGAGCGTTCGTGAGCACAAGATTGATAAACATGATGGTAGCGACCAATGGTCTTCCATAGCCATGTTTTTCTAGTGTCTGTAAATTTTTTTCTGCATATGGAAAGAGTTTCCAGTCAATAAAGACGCTAGCGTAACCTAAGAGCGTTTGGAGGCACCAAGCGCCGAACCCATAGCGAACGGACAGAGGTATCCCAGCTACGCAGAAGATGCAATAGACTTCAAATATAAACTCTTTTGTGCTTGGCATATTTTTTAATATTTTCAATGAATTTACTTTTTCCCTTGCAATCTTTTTTCCAAAATCAATTCTGTGATCAATTAAAAAATAACAATTTAAAACCTCAGAATCTATAATTGATAGCCAGTATGCCCGAGTGGTTAAGGGGATCGACTTAAGATCGACTGTTTAGTTACGCGGGGGTTCGAATCCCTCTGCTGGCATATTTATCTCCATTGGAGATAAATGCTTAACATAAGGCGGCTTACATAAAAAAAGAGCCGACATACGCAGAAATAAAGAATACAAATGAACCCCAAGCCATGTCTATCAGTGCTAATTTAATATCCCAGTCTTTAAGAACAGCAGCGGCCGTTAAATCATAAACACCGTATAATACAAGACCGAAGAGGGCTCCGTAAATTAAACTATCGGTAAGCGCATGTGATTTGCGTATCCTTGGTAAAACAAATAAATTTAAACCAACTACCATCAACATATAAGACAAAACAGCATACGCCATGTTAGCCTTTAGCGAAGACTTTTGTATAGCCATAACTTGTTTGGAATATTGAGAACTCATGTAAGTACCTACCCAAATACCATCCAAGATTAAAAGTACAAGAGTCGAAACTATGTTACTTAACATTTATTGTAAGAGTAAATTTTTGCTTGTAAAATGTTAAAAACGTCTATAAGTTCTCTTTGTGTTTTTAACAAAATGATTAGTATCAATTAACAAATCTACCAAACAATCAATACAAACTCTTTCTTTTCGATGGCCCTCTATTTCGCTTCTTTCGCAAATATCGCAATTGTAATATTTTTTGCGTTGCCAGTCTATGCATTCAAAATCTCGATTACTTTCGGTGTTTAAAGCTACGTACAAAGGATCTAATGTAACTGTTTCATCAAATTTAAGAACCCCCAAATCTCCCAATCTGTTGATTAAACAATCCATACATATTCTATATCGATCCCCAATGTGTTTACTATGCTCTAAACATATTATACACATCTTTTCTTCGGTTTTTCTGCTAATATCAAAACCTTGGTAAAATAATTTTGCTTGGACTAAACTATGAATCAAACAATCATAACAAATATGATGCTTAGTGCTTAAGAAATCACTGATGTTATGACACGTATGACATTGTCTCCTAGAAAATCCAGGGGGTGATCTTTGAATAGGACTTCTAGAAGAAAGGGGACTGGAAAATCTCGGACTTCTAGTGCTTATAGGACTTGGGACTCCGGTAGCCATTATACTATTTAAACTTGATAGACTTCTGGTGATTACTGACATACCTGGAGGTGGTCTTATAGGTTCTTGAGGCCTAGATACAGGTACACGCGGTACGCCGCGACGAGGTTCTTCAGAAACAGTATTTTCCAAACTTCTGTCCATCGTATTTACATTTGGAGCTTCGGTAAGCAAATTTTCTTGAGTTTCTGAAACACTTTCCGAAACTTCTTCTTCTTCTTCGGTTGCATATGGTCTTTCAGATCTCAATCTATTATGGAAATCACTCATTTCTCTATGCTAAAATTTATTTATTTTACTCGAAAAGCAATTATAAGCAGCTTTTGTAATAGTGATTTATGATTTAAAGTTTTTTGACAACGAATAAACAAAATGCAAGCATCAAATTATAGTTATGAACCTTATAACGAAAAATTTATAATTTTGTACGGAGATAAACAGTATTTTGAATCAATAGTCAAAACTCTTGGTGGAAAATGGAGAGCAAAAATTAATGCTTTTTTGATCCCAAAAAATAACGAAGATCGAGTTAAATCCTTGTTGCTGTCTTTGACAAATGATGAAAAACTAAAAAATATGTCAACAAAATTTAAAAGTCGTCATGACCAACGAAAATATCATCGAGAAAAAAGTGATGATGAGTATTCTTCATCTAGCGACGAAGAAGACCTAATAACTTTGCCAAGACAACCTTCTCCCAGAAAAAGAGTGGTTAGAAATACTAAAAGATCTCTGAAAAATGTCAAAAGAGAAAAAAGTAAAACTTTGAAAGACAAAAGAGATAGTAAAACACCAAGTAAAAGATCCAGAAGAAGATTAAGAAAAGAGAAAATTTTTGTACCCAAAGACATATTACTTGCCAGTGAATCGTCAAACACCGAAGACGAATCTTCAAGTGACAGTGATTTCCCCGAAGCTGAAGATCCAAGAGACATCGAAAAAGAACATAAATTGCATTTGTCTAGGATGAGGAGAATGAGACGTCGAGACAAGATACTCAAAAAGTAAAAATGATTTATTTAAGGATTAGTAGATGAGAATTAAATATGTCTTCTGAAACAGAAAAATGCAAAACCACCAATGGTGGTAATTCTATATCCAAAGCTGATATCGATCAGCAAGGAAACAAGATACGCGAAGTCGATACTTGGCCACAGCAATCGGATAACTCTTCCTCATCTTTACACTTATTTTGTTATACAAAGTGTACCGCTGAAGATAACAAAGTTGTTCAATGCAGCCGTGGAACTATTTTCGATGACAAAAACACGAATATTATTCAATCTTTTCCGTTTACACCGGAGTATACCACAGAAGATAGTGAGTTGATTGAAAAGTTTGGTGATGTTAGTTCATGCCAAGTATATGATGCTCACGAGGGAGCATTGTTAAGAGTGTTTCACCACGAAGGTATGTGGTTCTTTGCGACACATCGTAAGTTTGACGCAAACAGAAGTAAATGGGCTAGCCGTCAAAGTTTTGGTGAACAGTTGACGGCTGCCCTTTCCGCCGAGTACCAAAGAAATGCTAAATTCCGTGAAAGATGTGGTGATCCTGCTAAAGAACCGGAATCGAAAATTTATTTTTCCAGGGAGAGTCCTGAGAATGGAGAAATAGATGTTCATGTGAGGCAATACCTAGACACCTTGGATAAAGATTGGTGTTATTGTTTTTTGGTGAGAAACACACAAAACAATCGTATTGTATGTCAAGCACCTGTAGACGAAAAAGGTAATCCTGAAGCTATCGTATATCATGTGGGTAGTTTCAAGAAATACACTAACGAGTTTTCTTTGTCTTTGGATATAAATATTCCTTCTCCGAAAAAGCACAATTTCGAATCATGGTCACAAGTTTACGACTATGTAAAAAGTACAAATCACGATGAGCTACAGGGAATCATTGCAGTTGCCCCTGACGCTAGACACATCAAGATTCTTGGTTCGAGATATTCTTATTTGTTTCAAATTCGAGGCAATGAACCAAGTATTAAATTTAGATACTTGCAGTTGCGAATGAATCCAAAGAAAGTCGACGATCTTTATTTGTTGTACCCCGGTCATCATCAAGAATTCGAAAATTACGAAAATATTTTGTATTTGATTGCAAAGAACATTCACTCTGCTTATGTCAACAGATACATCAAAAAACAATATGTAACTCTTGACAAAGAACCATACACAGTCATGGATGCTTGTCATAAATGGCATAAGGCAGATCGCGAAAAGAATCGAATTAGCGTAAGAAAAGTACAGCAAGTTTTAAACGAACAACGCGCGACTGATCTTAATAAAATGATAAGACAGCATATGCAACAGGAACGAAAAGCTCACGGTGAAAATGTAGAGATCGAAGCTCAAGGCAGTGCAATCCAAGCAAGCATTGGCACGGTAAATGAAACCAAAGAATAATTTTATTCATCCAAGCATCCCATAAAATTTTTTGTTATTTAACAATAACAAAAAAGCCGTTTAAAGTTAGACGCCTATCTTAAAATGCCAAAAAAATCGAAAGCCGCGCAAGTAAGAGTAATTCGAGAATTTTTGGATGAAACTGTGAGAACTGATTATAGAAAAAAGTTCCCCAGATTGCCCAGAATGTATCTTGAATTAATGGAAAACACGCAAAGAATCAAGCCTTCTTTTTTGGGTAAAGAATTCCATCCAAAATACGATTCTCAGTCCAAATATTCACCCCCAGAAAGCCCTAGACCTGTTTTCAATGATAATGCATCTGTGAGTAGTGAAAGTAGCAATGAATCCAGAGGTAGTTTAGACAGTGATAGTGATAGTGATAGCGACAGATCAGACACTTCTAGTATTAACGGTGACGAAGAAGATTTTCAAGAAGACGATGAAGGTATTCTCACTAAGAAATTAAAAAATCTTTTAGGAGATGATGCAAGCACCGAAAGCGATGCTTCAAGCGTGGGAAGTGCAAGTGTCAGAAGATCTATTAGAAGCAAAAGACGTACACCTCCTACACTGCATCAATTAAGAGAAACCGGTGTGTATAAATCTGGATCTCCTATGAATAATGTTAGACATAATACAATGACAGAAGAGGAGGAAGAGGATAAAAAGAGAGAAATACTTTTTAAGTTTGACATGCTCAAAAAATCATATAAGGGGGCTTCAATTCCAGAATACAACATACATACCGACTATAAAACCATGGAAAGAAGTTACGAAGCTTCTGTAAAAAGATTATCGGTAGATAGCTCTGTCGAATCTTACAAAACCTATTTGATAGGTGGGTTTATGGCAGTTGAGTTCTTATTTGGAAATGTTTTTAATTTTGATATGCAAGGATTTACACAACAGCAAATCCTTAGTATGTCGTCTTATGAAAAGTTACTGATTGAATTGGGAGAAAAATCTTATGTACCAGAAGGTAGTAATTGGCCGGTCGAGTTGCGCTTGTTATTTTTGATTGTTGTTAACGCAGCCTTTTTCATTGTGTCAAAACTAATTTTAGCAAAGACTGGAAGTAATTTAATGAATATGGTAAATTCCATGAATAGCGCCTCAACTTCATCTGGACCACCCCCACCAAAAAGAAAAATGAAGGGTCCGTCCATTAATTTAGATGAAATCCCCGAGTTTGGGTAAAATGATTTTGTTCTGTTTTCTGTAGAAAATAGAAGATGAGTACACTTTTACAAGTAGCGTCAGACTTGCATATCGAACAAAAGTATTCCGATATCGATATATCTAATATGATCAGTCCATGCGGAAAGATATTAATATTGGCAGGAGATGTCGGATCTTTGTATCGCTTGGAACAATTAAAAAACTTTTTGAGTTGCGTATGTAAAAAATTTAAATACGTTGTTTATGTTCCGGGAAATTATGAATATTATCAATTAAGAGGGGTGAAACCCGCAAAGAATATGTATGAATTAAAGATAGATTTATACGCGTTAGCAAATGAATTTGAAAATTTAGTAGTTTTAGATCAAGGAGTTTTTGACTTAGCTGACAACATTAGAATAATAGGTACCACTTTATGGTCAACTACTAATACCCATCCATATGTTGTTAGAATTAAAGGAATTTCAAAAGAGTTATACAATTCAATGCATCAAAGTGATTTGGCGTTTTTAACTACTCAAATAGAAAAAGCGCATTCAGAAGGTAAAAAAACAATTGTTGTGACTCATTATCCGCCAATTGTAGCTCCTCACAATCGTCGCTCAAAAATTAAACAACTTTATGAAAACAACTTAGACCCAAATATTTTTCAACATGTAAATTCTTGGATATACGGGCACACACATAATAACAGCGATCCTCAAAACAACAGTTGCAAATTTTTTACTAACCAAATGGGTAAAGAAAAAGATGCTGCGAACGGTTATCGTAAAGATTTTGTGATAATCGTCTAAAATTTTGACACTTTTTATTCTAAAAATAAAAAGTGTGAGTACAAATAAACAATGACGCATACAAAAAAGCAATTGGAAAAATCGAAAGTCGCAGAATTAAAAGATTTAATCAGAAAATACAAAGAAGCAGATAAAGATTCTGGCTTGACTTTATCAGGAAACAAAGGTGAGCTCATAGAAAGAATTTTGAAATATGAGCGGAAGCTTAAGAAGCTTAAGAAGCCTAAAAAGTCTAAGAAGCCCAAAGAGCAATTAGTTGCAGACGCGGTGGGCGCCGCCCTTGGTGTTAAACCAAAAAGAAAAGTTTGCAAGGGTCTTAAGAAAACAAAAGATCCCAAATGCGAAGATCAATCTCATTGTGAATGGGTCGTCGGAAAAGGTTGTCGTGACAAGCCAATAGTATATGACGCTCGAACAGGTGAAATACTTGAAAGTGATGTTGATGTAGATGATCTAGTAGATGATATGGATAACTTAGATATTGATGATGAAGATGAAGATGAAGATGATAAGCCTAAGCCTCCTAAAAAATCAAAGCCTAAGCCTCCTAAAAAATCAAAGCCTAAGCCTCCTAAAAAATCAAAGCCTAAGCCTAACAAGCCCGCGAGAGCTTATAAAACTTCTGTGTTAAGATCTATGAAACTATCAGCTCTTAAAAGGGTTAAAGATGGTCCTTGTGGGGCTTTACAGAAGTCTATTGGAGCAAAAAAGCTTAAAGAATTATTAGGAGGAAAAACTTGTTCAAAATTAACAGAAACACAGAGAGAGATCTTGGTGATGGCATTGGTTGACGCTGGTCTCGCAGAAGTTGATGTACCAGATGATGACCGGGAACTTTCGGAAGACGATGACAGCGACTCAGACTCAGACTCCGATGACGATGAACCGGTTGATCCGCCACTAGTCGACCTCCGAGGACTGGTAGACCCGGAAACGGGGCTCCTCATCAGCGACGGCGAGCCCTATGGTAGGAGCTTGGTCATTGCCCCGGCCCGGACTGACGATGAGCAGCCATGTATACTCACGGCTACGGAGGAATATGGACCTAACACTATGTTAGTTGACCATTCAGATGACCAAATAGTAATATATGAACTTATAGATGCATTAAATAGAGCCAGAGAGTATACCTTACATTTATTAGATCAGACCGAAGGTAAAGAAGAGCAAGAAGAGATAAAAACGTGGGGAGAGGAATTGTTTAAACCTCTCCTCCGGAAACCAATTAAATGGGTATCCAATGTGTTTGTGAATATGCCCGAGGATATTTTGAGTTATGATGTTGAAATTGATGGCAAATCCATCTCGCAGGAAGTTTTACAGAATTTTTGCGAAGTTGGGCCAGATAGAGCGGAAGAACTTATAGAAGAAGCAGTTAAGTCTCTCAACGAAGCAATAGTAGTCTCCTGGGCTAATCGTTTCAAAGAGGACCTTCCCAAAGATGGTGGCTTTGATTATGATGATCGACAAAGTTTGGAAATAATTGTTAATATGGCACGCGAGAGGCTCCAAGAAGATGACCTCGCGTACGTGTGGGCCCGAGAAAAGGAGGATAAAAGGCGTGCAAAAGAAGAAGCTGAAAGGCGTGCAAAAGAAGAAGATGATGAAAGGCGTGCAAAAGAAGAAGAAGATAAAAGGCGTGCAAAAGAAGAAGCTGAAAAGGAAGCAAGAGCAAGAGCAGCTGAAGAAAGGCGTGCAAAAGAAGCTGAAAGGCGTGCAAGAGAAGAGGAAGAGGAACCAGGAGCAATAAGTACTGACGATATCAAAAAAATGGTTAAAAAATGCTTGTCGGGAGAGGATATAGATGATTCCGATTCTGATTCTGATTCCGATTCCGATTCTGATTCCGATTCTGATTCCGATGAGGAGAAAAGACATGAAGATGAAGACTTGTTCGATGAGGAGGAAGAGGACGAGTTTGAATTTCAATTCGCAAGTGATGACGATGACGAATATGACTTTCAATTTCACGACGAAGAAGATCATATGATTGTATAAATTTAATATGTTTAATATCAAATTTAATTTGCCATGTAATTTTCTTTTGCAGAGGTATAACCTTCGGAATACATGTCTAATTGCTCGCTATGCGTCAAAGAAAAATCCACCCCGTTTGTTTTATGGACTTTAATCTTTATAACCTCGTGATTATCTGAGAAAAGTTTAATCTTTTCTTTTGTATTACTTACTACTGAAATAGACATTAGTTTTAACGAAAATTTCAAAAAGTTAAACTCTTTAAAATCTTGATTTTCTACATGCTCTGGGTCAACCACAAAAGCTAGTGATTTGCCGACAGCTAAATCAAGAGGGAAATTATTTACCAATCCGCCATCTAAATAAATTCCATCTTTGTACCTATAAGGAGCAAAAATATAAGGAATATTACTAGACATTCTAATAGCGGTTAAGCAGGGCAAGTCTGGGGAGGTTTCTGGATCTAAAACTTCTCCGGAACGCGTTTTCATGTTGTAAGTAACAACTTTCAAAGTTTTGCCAGTTAATTCTTTTAGTTTTTGTAGGGTTAACAACTGGCCGATTTTCTGTATTGTTTTCTTTTCCAAGAAATCTTGTATCATAACGAAAGAAAAAGCTCCTTCTCCTTGGATACAAGCCATGATATTAAAACCTTTTAGTTTTTGAATTATACCTGATGACATAATTTCTGTTAAAATTTCTTGAGGTGTGTAACCAATCGCTAATAAATAACAAATCATAGATCCCACTGAAGTGCCTATTAAAGTATTTATATTACCGATATCAACATAAGAACTAACAAAACTTAATGCGCCAAGAAATGCAAATCCTTTTATACCTCCCCCGCTAATAACAATATTTTCATAATGACTCATTTAATGATTCATTAAGATACTTTAACTAGGTTTTTATTTAGCAGACAAGCATTTCCAAAGCAAGCATGCAACAGCAAATATCAATATAACTATTATAGTTATGTAAACTGTTTTGTCAACGCATCCAATTTCTTTTTGTAAAAAAGATTTAGCTACGTTGTGCATCGGATGTTCATTGCTATCCAATGCTTCGGCAAAATCAGAAGTTTTATTGAAAATTCTGTTAATGACTGTACGCATCATTTGTTTGTCGTCCGGCTCATAAGATTCTTCTTGCGGATGTATCTGACTTGGATTAAGAGGTGGTCCCGAAGGATATGTTTGAGAAGTATATGGGTCATGTATCATTGGTTGAATTGGTTGGACATTTTCCAACGGATCATGACCCATTACACCCACGTTTCTCGCGCTAGTGTGATTGCGTAAAAATTTTTGCAATCTAGGTTGATCTCGTGGTTCTAATTCTTCTTGGTCTAAGTCCATAATATCTTCAACCATGGTTTTACCAGTGTCATTTGCCATAGCATATTGTGGTGGTCTACCGGGCATTTATTAATAATGATTAAATTTTTGTCTTAACTAATTTCCAAATTTCATTTAAATTTGGATCTTGCTCTTTTTGGATCAAATCTAAAAGAATTTCTTCGAAATCAGCTGTGTCTTTTTGAACTTGCGAAGTAGCTTCATCGTTTTTTGTGTGCCGGAAAACAATTTTAATTCCCTGTTTTAAAAGTTTTTTAAACTTAGAAGTCTTTTTCATAGCTTTGAAGTCTTCATATGTCCCACTTATCGATAATTTAATTTCATCGTTAGTTTCCGGGATTGTAAAACTACTAAACTCTGATGTCTCAAGATAAACTATTTTCTTCATGGGCAGTCGAAGATTGATTTCTGTTTTCTTTATAGTTTTCTCGGAATCAGTTATTTCCAGTAAAGCAATAATATTTTGCTCCGATTCCCCGTAAGCTACTTGCATAGAAGAACCTGGGTAATATATATTTTTCTGTGGTGTTTGTTTTGAATGAATATGTCCTGAAACAACCTCTGGCCATGTCAAAGACCATTTATCACCTTCTTCTGAAACCAAAGCTCCCATTTTACAACCATAAAATTCTTGATGAGCAAATATCAAATTGCTTTTCATCCAAACCTTTGGATCATTACCACACATTTTTTGAAAACTATCATCTTTAACCAAAATACCTTTTCCAGGCTCACTTTGAAGATTTGGATAGCATCTAAAATTGCCACCAGATTCTTGTAGTTGTTCTTTGGAACCAAGAGCTTCTACAAACCTACCAGGAGCTACATAAGGGCAAAAAGAAATCTGTGTTCTTGAGTTATTTTTATCAAAAAATTGTAGATGAAGAGTTTTGTCAACTATGTAAACATTGTTCCATTCTTTCATGGCATTCATCCAGTGTTTGTCTGATAAAAATTGACGATGATTAATCATATCGTGATTTCCAACCAAAACAAAAACAGGAGAAATATCCCTTAACGATCTAATCATTTCATATGCTTTATTCATAGGAGTTGTATGTAATCTTTCATGATCATGCAATATATCACCAAGTAAAACCACAATATCAGGTTTAATTTCTGTTGTAGCTTGCAACAGTTTTTCTATAAACATGGAAATCATATCTATATTATTCACTCTGAAATGAGTATCGCCAATTGCTAGTATTTTCATTTTGTGTTATACAAATGAAAATTTTATTTCAATTTTACTTCAAAAGAATCATTAAAATCACCACAGCACCTATACCACCTAATAAAGACAAGGATAAAGTATCTAAATTAAATTCCTTATCTTCCTTGCTTTGTTTCTTAAAGGATTTTTGGGGATTTGACGGTGAATTTTTAATGCCAGGGGGTGCTTCTGAATATTTAGGAGTAACAGGTTTGTTAAGAGCAATTTTACCTGCTTTCATATTTTCAACGTAAGGGGCGCAAGCTAGAGTTAATGTATATAATGGCAAATTATAAGACATATCGTAAGGACATGGATTTGTGTCAGTTGATTTATCAACAATACCTTCGAAAGATTTACCATCGTAACAATTTTGTCCTGTATTTTCTAAAGTTACCCAAAGTTTTTGGTTGTTAAAATTCTTGAGATCTAAAAACTCCATCGTTGGTTTAAATGTAACTATAGGAACTTTTTGATTATGAGAACCTAAAACATAATCCCAATTAATGATATTCATTTATTGGTACAAATTTAAATTATTCGGATTTTTGTTTTTTGGCAGCTGGCCCCTCTTCCGGTTCTTCTTTAACTAAAGCAATTTCACTGTCGCAAAAAGGACAAGTATTTTTTCTTTTTCCCCATTCTCGGATACAACCTTCGCAGAAATAATGATCACAGGGTAGTACACAAACCTTAGTTTCTTCCGAAAAAGAACTCATGCATATACGACATTCAGACATCGTTTTTGCAGTGTTTTGATAGCTTTTAACAATGATATCCAAGGGTTTACTTTGTTCCATCATACGTCTTTCTTGGTCTTCCCTAAAACTTTCTTCCATTACAGCCCTCATAATTCTGTTTTCTAGATGCGTTTCCGTTAAATCTTGAACAAATCTAAGAAAATTTTCCAAATTTCTTCCGTGATTTATAGCATTTCTGATATTAGGAGTGAATGCGACCGCGGGAGCTGCGGAAGCTACGGGAGCTGCATCTGTTTGTTGTATTGCGTTAGATAAACCAGGTGGCATTTCAGGTGGTTGAGACCAGTCGGGATTATCCCTAAACATCTCATTTAGAGTTCTAGCAGGGCTTTGGGAAAAATTTCTAAAACCGGAATTTAACATCATCGCTAAAGGATGAACTAGGGTAATATTGGAAAATTCTTCTGGTTCAGAATCCGAATCATCATCCTGAGATCGTTCGTTTTCCGGGATTGATTGTAAACGAGTATTAGCAGACATGTCTGTAGTAGTAAGTAAATTACCTGATAAAATATTTTCTGAAATAGGAGCTTCTATTCTAAAACCTTGATTAGAACGATTACTTGTATTTCCAATGCCCCCACGAATTAATGTTTGTTGCGGATTACTCCTTGTTGAATTAATATTCGAAATATTCGTCGACTCTGATGAGTTTTCTGTAGATGACATTTTATTGATACGGAATATTAATTTAAATTCACTTTATTGCCAACCAAGAACCCATTGTAAAAGTCTCTTGGTGTGGAAAGTAAGTTTGATTTTTTTGTTTTTGACGTTTTCTTTTAAACATTTTTGGGATATCCATGCTACAGCGTTTGCATCATTCCCCTCGTATCTTTGAACGTTTGGATTACATCCTCCGGGAAAGTCTATGTAAAAATAAGAAGAATTACTAGTGGGTCTTAGCGGATATCTTAAATTTTTTGGGTTTAGTTTAATTCCAGTTTCTTCCAAAACTTCTCTCGCGGCTCCATGCGAAATTTTTTCTCCGTTATGGAGAGTTCCTTTTGGGCAACCCCACAAATTACCTCTAGATTGTACCAAAAGAATTCTTTCTTTTAGGGGGTCGTATAAAAATACACCAGCTTTTTGCTGTTTTTGCTTGTGCTTATAAGATTTATTTTTGTTTTCTATGTAAGACGTTATATCATATTGGCATTCACCACAATAACACTGCAAGGTCATGTTGCTAATTATAACAAATATAATCTTAAAATGGTTTGTATATTGATGATATTTTAATATCAATATAATAATTTATTGTGTGGTTAATTGATGTATGCGTAAAGGAATTTGCCTGCCTATTCTGTTAGCTCTTCCTATAATTTGTGTTTTAACACCTTCTATCATTGTGTGATACAATATAATATCAGTGCATTCTTGTAAATTAAGACCAGAACCGTTATTATTCGAGTTGAGAAATATAACTTGTAATTTTCCTTCTTTGAATTCGGCAATTGTTTTGTTTCGAGATTCTGCTCTTCCTTTTATTTCTTTGCATTTGATGTTTTCTTCAACGAATGCTCTTCTTATTAATTCAAAAGTCGCGTCTTCGCTTGAGAAAATTATAAATTTACCATCCTTATTTTCCTTCAAAATATTCACAATTGTTTCACACTTTGTGGGTTCGCGTTCTCTACAAGCATGTACTTCGCCTGTGTTCGAGGTTAGATGGATTAATCGAGTTTCATCTTCGATAGGATCCCTGCAGCTTGGACAAGTGTGTCTTTGATTAAGCCAATTCATCAAACAAGCCCCTCCAAAAACATTATTACAACAAGGAACGATTATCGGCTCATGATTTCCGACCGGTTCAAAACATATGGGACACATTTGATTTTGGAAATTAGCATATCTTTCTGCTAGTTCTGTTAACTGTCTTTCAATTTGTTCAATTTTCTCAGTCCAATTGCCAACAGCTGCTTGGTTATTTCTTCTTCGACTCCTATTCAAACTACCCCTGGCATCTTCCAAATCCAATTCCAAATTTCTTCGAACTAATTCGGTGACGTCCCCGTCACATGACCTTCCCCCCAATTGATTTATCGCACCTCTGATATTTCCAGCATCTATCATGTTTTGAATTCTATCGCTAACAAATCCTCTAATACAAGAAGAAATGGGTTGATAGCATAAATGATCTATGTAAGATACAGGAGGCATTTCCCACGAGGCCTTAACATATTCTTCTGAATTCTTGACTATCAACGCGTTATTCCAAAATATTGCATCTATGTATGTCAAACACATGCTCGCTATCATGTGATCTCTACGAGCTGTAGAATATTTGTACTTTATCAGATCAGGAGTCGCCGACACAAGCCAAACCATGCCTGCATGAATAGTAGACATAGCTCTGATGTTGCAAGACGGAGGTTCATCGTAAATAAATCTTTTCCAAGCATATCTATTTTTAAAACGATCGACATGTAAATTATACATAGTAGGCGTGCAAATAACAACATCGTAATGTTCTCCTGGTCTTGGGCAACTTTTCTCATTGCAATTCCATGGATCTAACTCTCGTGCTTTTTTTCTTGTTTTAATTATTCCTATATTCAATTTAGGGGCCAAAGAAAATTCGTGTTTCCACTGAGCAATTAAAGATTGAGAACAAACAACTAACGTGATATGTAAGGTGAACTCAAATCCCAAGGCATTTTATCTCTTGCGGTAAGAACAACGCAGCTGGCTGTTTTTCCATATCCGGTCATGTCTGCTTGTATGGAAACGCGAGTTTTTACGGTAAAAACATCATCGAGATTAATCGTAGGGTCTCTTTCTCGTTCTTCCATTTGATATACAGAGGTTAATTGATGTGGGAATAAATTTCTCTTATATTCGTCTTGTGGTGGTTGATCAACTTTTGGATATTCTTCCATTTTATTCTACAATGATGTAATTCTCTTAATTAAATCATTTTTATCAGAGTATTCTGCTTGTTTATCTAACCAAAGTTCCCCTTGTGCCAAATCTGGAACTTTCATTTTGGGCAATTCTGCTAAGAAGTTGATGCTTCTTAGAGTTATTGTAGGGGTTGAAAGTAATTTCTCTATTGGTGCTGGGTATTCCTTGAGCTTTCCCCAAGAATTCATTATTGATTTGCAATTTTTTCTTTATGCTTTTTGTCCTAGAAAACCCAGCGTATTGATCACATCCCATTCCTTTATGACCCTTAAGAGCGGGGATGGATGCTCTTGGCATTTTATTTTCCAGTTCAGACATGTTTCCTCTTATGAAACGTCTTTCGTTACTGCTTTTATTAGTTACAGCTGAATGAGCTACTTTAGACCTCTCTAAATGTAGATCATTGTTTTTCATAGGAGCTGCGTTTGGTCTATTATATCCAGAATCTGCCGCGAAATTTATGGAATCCTTAATCGGCATTCTATTTCGTTTTTCATCTCCTGATAACAGATGAGGAATATTCTTACTCTTATTTGTACCGACTTCTGAATAATTTGTTTCTTCGTGCACAAAATGATCCGGTTTAATATCAGTAGTGATTTCGACCTTTCCTTTATGTAAAGCTATCTTATTTGTAGTGGCAAACCCCTTGAACCTATTTTTAAAGATACGACCGTTGATGTCAGAGTTTGTGTGCATTGAAGCATCTCTTGTTCCGGTACCACTTGTTGCAGATGTTCGAAGAGGATTGTCTATGACTTGTTTGATATCAAATGGTTCTACTATAGGGGTTTGAAAATTCAAAGTAGCAGTGGGTCTAACACTGGTCTTTACTCTGTTTTGAATCTGTCTCATTTTGTCAGGTGTGGGGCATTGCGCAGACTTGACATATGAAACGAAACCGGGTTGAGTAAATGCTGATGTGTTTGTTCGAGGAAGCCTTGATAAAGGAAGTAAATCTTCCTGGCGAAGTACAGGAGGTCTGAAAGACCCGTTGTCCATCAAAGGAATTGGCAACTTAGCTTGTCCCAAATAAGCACTTCTGCCATCGTGGCAAGATTTATTTGATCCCCAAGTGCCCGCATTTGTTGTTTGTCTATTTTGTCCACCGTTAGTTCCGTAATTAGAATAAGAAACAGAAACCATTGGATTTATACCACGAGGATACACTTTGATCATTTCACAAATACGATCTCCTGAATCTTCGCCAATCATTCTGGTTATTTCCTGCGTTGAGCCAACTTTGTCTATTCTACGAGTAAATAGAGCTTTTGGAGGATCTTTCAAAATATTCATGTTTGTCCCCCACATTTCCACTGAAGGCAATGTGGTATGTTCTTGTTTGGGATATTGTATCATGATTCTTTATTGAACAAACTTTTTTTTAAAAGCTGCAAAACATTCTTGACACATTAAAAGTTGCTCTACCCCATGGAGATTTTTGAGTGAAAGAGTCGTTTGATTTTACATATTTAAATGCTTTTCCTGGTATATTTCTTCTAGTATCTCTATTTTTGGGAAGAGTTATTGCATCGTATTCTCTCATAAATATTTTATAATTAACTTTTGGGATACGAGCTATTCCTTCCCACTCTCGACGTTTTCCAGCTAAATCTACAACAATTTCTTTAGGGAAATATTCTTTTAGAATCGGGTTCTCTCTTGAAACAAGATGTCGAAGTTCAGGAATAATTAAATTATTACTTTCCGGTGGCAAAACAGTTATTAATTGTTGAAATGGCAACAACGGTTGATCATTAGCGTATTTTTTTGCCTTGTAAGTTTCAAAATACTTGCAAACATCTGATATAAATGGAGAGTAATCCCATGGATAAAACCAACTCCACGAAGGTATACCTGATGTGTAATAAAGCAAAACCCATTGTAATCCTCTGATGTATTGATGACAAATTTCCTCAACAGATATACCTGGAAATTTAGCGTTATAATAAGAATTTTTATAAGCTTCCATATCTAATATTTTAATTCCATCTGGGCCAGATAGAGCGGATTCCAATATCGGATCAGGGAAAAACTGTGATAACTTTGAAATTTTAATTTCAAGCATAGGTTTTTCCAGTTCTGAAACGTATTCTAAAAACACTTGAAAAGAATTTCGTCTTATATATTCTCGATTACTATGACTTCGCGTAAGATATCCGAATTCTTCTTCAATGTCAGAGTAAGAACTCAATAAACTATCTATACCGCCTTGTAGAATTTCTATACCGGGTATTTGAGGTAAAAAATCATTGCCTACGGTATAACACATAAGAACAAAATCTTTAATTACCCTCTTGGAACTTGTTCTGGTACCTTCTTGAATGGCTAGGTCTGGAGTTGAACTCATTCTAGCGCTTATCAGACGCCTCGCGTGACATAAATCAACAAAATGTATAACATCTTCATTAAAAGAATCGTCTCGTAGAATGTAAACCTTTTCTACCGGGACAGCTAAACCAAGCATTATCAAATCTGCATCCATTCCATGAATACAAACTTTTTCTCCCGTTTCTTTTTCATTTCGAAGATATCTAACGATTTTATGTTCTCCTTCTCCCGGAACTTTTTCATTCGAAAAAATAATTTCCAGATTGTGCCATTCAGGATTACAAGTTATTTGCGTTTTGAAATACCAATCTAGATAATATGTTAATTTATCCATGATTTCAGTCCCAGGTGTCAATGAATTTGGATTGAAAGGCATTCCTTTTGTGTCGGAGTTTCTAAATCTCCTTTGTCTTTGCTGACTCATTTTAGCCGCTCCAGCTACTCCATCAACACACAACAATAATTTTTTGGTCGGTCTGACCATATTTCTATAAAATTCAATTGTTTCGGCTACCATTTCAAAAAATTTATTTTCAATTACCCAAGGTTTTGCTTTAGGTTTTAGTAACCTTTTTTTGAATGGCGCGCACTTTCCGTATTTATAACATCGTTGTGCGGCATCGTGAAAAATACCATTCATATCTATCGCTAAAGTATCGATATATTCCGCCCCTTTTAATTTCAAAAGGTTGTATATTCTTGCATCTTTTTTATTCATAGTTTCTATACTGTCTGCGCAGTTTTCACGAAACCAAATCCAAAAATGTTTAATTCCCATAACTTTAATTCTACAATTAAAGTTTGCATGTGATAAGATCAGTTTTAAAACATATTGTGGTAATCGTGTGATTTCAAGAATTTCTCACAATGCTTGTCGTCAACGTTGTGCCGTTCTGGTATTTGCTGAGGCACTATTATATTCACAGAGAATCTGAGATTTAATCCAAAGTACTGTTAAAAATATTAGCTGTAAGTACTCAATTGATGATCATAGAAACACTTGTGTGTAAGTTGTAATTTCCATAATACATCAAATAGTTATATATATCTCTTGTGCATCCTGATATTAGTATTACGTTGTCTTGTTTTTCAAAAGAAACTGTTTTTGAAGTAATATACCACCAAATTAAGGTAAAATTTCCCTCTATTTTTTCCTTGGGTAATACAGGTTTTTCCGCCCCAACAAAAATTACTGTTTCGGGGATGTTTTCTTTAAAGGTGATATTTATGAAAGAAAAAATATCTTTAATTTTTGGATAATCACAAAATTGTGAGCGAAAGCTGTTCACTACATCCAGTAAATGATGTGAAAAATCGTGTCTCGTGAAACCTTGTAAGTTTCTAAAAGTATAAGAAAAATTTTGCTTGCCGTGGGAACAATTTGCAGCAAGGCCTAGCGCTATTGATATATATTTTAAGTTTCCAAGTCCTGTAAAATTTTTACTTTTAATGTACATACCTCCTCGAGTATCCACGATGCAAATAGAATCGCCGTTGAAAAATTGACGAGCTAATTTAATGGTTTTATTCCACTCTATTTCTCTATCAGGAACTAAAAAAGTTTTATTTGTCAAACATTCTTTCAAATATAAATCTATCATAAGAGCGGGTTGTATGAAATAACCTTCTGTATTAGTTTTGCGCCATGTTTTGTAAGTCGAAGATTTGTTGCTGTACGTTCTGTGCATAATTTTTAGACATTTTTTGCCAGAATTTTTGAAATTAATACAATCCCAATCTTTTGCACATGCTAATGATTCTGGTAAATTTAACTTTTTACGCATAGGAGAAACGTATATTACTCTGTAATCAACTAATGATATATTTAATTGATGGCATAATTCCGCAACTATATGGAAAGACCGGTTCAGAGAACTATGTTCACTTGGCAACCATTTAATAAAAAAACGATCGTACGGTAGTCCTTGCATATAATTTGAAAAATTTTCCAAAAAAACGCTAGAAACATATCGAACTATTTCATTCTGTACTTTCTTAGCCATTTCCCGAGTTTCTTCGGTTATTTTACTATTATAATTTTTTCGTACAAATTGAATGTTAGAAAGTTTTAAAGCCTTTGGAAAAAGCCAATATATATCATCCCATCTTCCTTTTGTCGGTATTAACTTGTATATTTCCCTAAAAAACCCCGGAAAATTAATTAAAAGCCACTGATAAGCATATCTACCTAACATTCTTTGTCCAAGACCTCCTCTAGGATTTCTAATATGAAATATTAAAACAAAAAGAGACTTGTGTAATTTACGGGGAACTTTTTTGAGAAGGAAGGTTAGTTTTGGGTAATTTAAATTGGTGTTAGCCAATAGGTATAATTTTACGAGTGAATCATCAACATTTGCTTTAATTTTTGAATCAAATTTCAACCCATAATTATACACTTTACTATAAAGTACATCCTCCATTTAATAAATAGCTAGAAAATGAAAACGTCAAATATGATATGTCTATCATATTTGTCAATTTAAGGATATATACTGGTCTATGATTTATAGTAGTAAATCTTCCAGATCATTTTGAGCTTCTGGAAAACTTTCGGAAGCTTTTTCGTTATCAAACAATAATTGTATGCATCCGGTACCTACGGAGATTGGTTTACCTATCATCAACGAAGAACTACATCCTTTGGCACTTTCTTTCTCAGCGTTGACACCCGCCATCATAAAATTGTGCAATGATTCTTCAAATGATGCTTTGGCAAGCGGACCTGTGAAATCTCTTTGCATTCCATATCGTGAGATAGCTGTTAATGTTCCGCTCTGAGTCATTATGTCAACAATCAATAAAGTATGTCGTAAAGACAAATCTCCATTATCCCCGGAAATCCTGGAATATTCGTGAATCAAAAATTCTCTCGCCGCTTCTATACCTAGAGCATCGTATATCTGCCACATATCATTAGACACAAGTTCGTAGAAATTAACATTTGGCTCTTGAGCCATTTCAATGAAATTACTGCCATTTGTTGACACAATCCATTTATCATTGTCATCCTTTTCAAAAAATACTTGCTTAATATCATCAATTCCTTGAATTTTAATATTCGATAACATATCGCGATAATGCTCTTTTGATTTTGCATCCATATCAACACTTGTGACATAAATATCAATTATCGCGAGTTTGAGAGGAGAAATGACGCAAATAACATCATCAAACGAATTTTTGACAGCGTCACTAATATTCTCTAACGTTATGTTTCTGTTAAACAATTCTTCTCGATCTAATTGCAATCTAATTGCAAAATCTGCTTGTTGGTATTCTTTACCGTAAATTTTATGGTAAATTTTGTAATAACTTTGTTTGCGGGCAATTTTGGTTTCGAGAATTTCAAATTGATCTATGATTTCCCCCAAAAAAGTACACGCAAATTTTCTGCTACTTTGCCTAACACTTTCAAGTGTTTGGTTACCCCTGTGTAATTTAACGGTCATTGATCGGTTTTTAGGATTTTTTGTAGCGTTCAATAATTCCGTGAATCTGGGAACTCCACTGGTTACAGCTAAATTTGCAAGACCAGCACTGTGGAACGTGTTTAGAGTTATTTGAGTTTGTTTCTCTCCAAGAGACTGTGCCATAGTCAACCCAACAGACTCCCCAGCTGCTACCATAGTTTTATATACCCGTTTTTTAATAGTTTGCATAAACTCTTTTAATGATTCTGGGTGTATTTTAATATCCTGTAATTGATGCTTAATATCAGAATGTATTCTACATCTAACAGCGTCAGCTACTTTTTTAGGCAAACCTTTATGGGGTTCCATATACTGTAAAATTATTTTAATTTCATGAGGCGTAAGATTGCGAAGCGTCATATCATTAATTATAATTTTACGTTTAAGGAATTCAGTTTTTAAAGAAATGTACGCGCAATCCCAACATAATTCAAGTGCTACTCTTATACCAAAAAATGCACATGAACTTAAACAAATTGTCAATAACAAAAGAATTGTTGTCATAAAATTCCACGCAGAATGGTGTGGACCTTGTAAACAAACCGCTGGACAATTTGAACAAATGTCAAGTGATTTGACTAATGATTTAGTATCTTTTGTTTCTTTGGATATTGATAAAGACTCAAGTGTGGGTGGAAACTGGGGTCAATTATTTCAAGTAAATGGTGTTCCTTGTTATAAGTTTTATGTAGATGGTGAAATAAAACCAGAGTTTACACAGATGGGAGCTGATCTAAACCCCGTTTATCAAATTATTAAAGAAAATTACCAATTAATTTCTCATACCACACCCGTCTAAAGAAAATTAAATGAAAAATAAATGAATTTTAAATGTAAAAGACTACTTTTACCTTTCGCGATTGGTTTTGTTTCACTGCCGTTTTTTCTCGAAATGTTTAGAAATGTTATTTGGATAGCAGTTTTGTATTTCACTGGAAGTTTGCTTATTTTGTTAAATTTTCCATTTTTGAGTATATATCCGCATTCAAAACCATTTTATATATCCGATTTTATTAAAGAAGATAACGATAGGCGTTTTGTAGCTGTGTATAAAGTTTTTATGATATTGGTGATGTCCGGTATGGCATCTGCTTTCGCCGATTATATTTTCATGAGAGAAATTACCAAGAAGAGTGTAACAGAAATAATGGCAATCATTGGTGGAAATATGGCAATTTATCTTAAAATACAAAGCATCACAGGAAAAATCATGCTCAAAGTATGCGTTTGTTTGAGAAATAGAGAAAGATCTTTATCTGATACAGGCAATGAAGAATTGGTTTAGCTTTTGATAGAATTTCTATTAAAAACTAATATTTGACACAAGAAAATGCCTTTTGTAGAATTTAATTTGGCTACTGATTTTGTAGTTCCAATGGCTTTGTATAACAAAATTGACGATAATCCAAGATCCTTATTGCAATTTCCCATTTTACAAAACAAAAAATGGTATTTCCCCGAATCTTTATTTGGAATGGAACTGCAATTTATTTTTTATGTGTTTTCTCCTTCTATATTGCCTTTACCACCGGAAACTTTTATGTTTAACGTGGAATGGAAAAACGAAGCACCGTATGGCATTGTAGATCTTTTATATATTTTCAATAACTATGATGTTAATTCGTTAGAAACATCAACGGTGCATGGAACTGTTGTTTTTGGTGCTTACAGAAAGCCAGTTCCTGGCACTATTCCACTATATGTACACCGAAGAAAAACTTCTGATGGTCTCAGTTCATTTATTTCTAATCAAAGTAAACCCCCAGAAGGGTTTGATTGGTCTTCGAGATTATACGCGCTAAATCCTGATATTTCTCCTATATTTGTCATGAAAGAAAAGCCTAAGGGTTTTTCTGTTAATAATGCCGAAATCTGTGTTCCTTCCAGTCATACAAACACTTCAATTAATGATTGTAACAAACAAATTTCTAGTTACAAAAAAGATATAAGCGCTGGTGTTTCACCTGAAACTATTGTGAATGAAAATTTATCAAGCCTTAAGTCTGATAAATCAAGTAGTTATTGGCTGTGTGTATCTGTTTTATTTTTAGTATTAGTATCTGTTTTTTCAGTGCTTGTGCTATCAAATCCGTAATTTTTATACCATTCTTTACCTTGGAAAACTTCCATCACATCTTTTTCTTCTTCTGTTAAGTCTGAAGGTAAAAGACCGCTTTTCAATCCCATAATAATGTGAGCAACCGAATCTCTAGCAGGTTCTGGTATTGGTACACCAGTGTTTGTTCCGTCGGTGTAATTAATTGAACCATGAAATTGGTTACCTATCGTTTGATATTGTTGATACTGATCTTCTGACATATTATCTCTCGCGGTTTTCCATCGCGAATCGTTCCATAATGAACATTCACTTTCATCTTTTACTCTATTTTGAAATATAAGATTCCTAGGATCAATTTTTTGACCATTTTTCATTGTCCCGGCGTCCCATTCTCCTCTCATCATTTTTTGAAAATCTTCCATGCCTGGAAGTTTGACAGTAGTTACTTCTTTGCTCATGTTTTCTATTATTATCTTACCTTAAAATTTGAATTTTTTCTCGAAAACATGACCTAATATTCTACATTGAGGCATTCTAAACACGTGATCATCCAAATCAATGTATTCAACTGTCTTAAAACTTTTACGGAATTCTTCTATGGACATGTTTCCACCATAAGATCGCAGAAGTCTCCAGTGGGGAGCTGGTTTCAAAATTACGTCCTCTATATTGACACTCTCAAAAATTTTTTGATAAAGGCAATATAGCAAACTAGAAGAGTCTTTGTAAATATTTTCGGTGTAACTATCTTCAATATACGCTAAACAACAGTTGAATGAACAAAATATTCCGTCCATGATAAAAAATTCTTCGTGGTTTTCTTTTATTTGAAAAACAGACTCGTGATCTTTCATCAATAGCTCAAGAATTGATTTGCGGAATTTACTAATGTTATCGGTTATTGAATACTTGTCCTTTGTTATCTCAGAATGATAAGTTTTAGTAACTTTACCCGGGACAAAAGAAACCGGGCAACCAATGGGAGTTGTGGTGAAATTATGCCTGCACCACCAACAGCAAGTAGTTGTTGAAGCAGGGAGCCTTTCATTTGCAATCAAATCTTGCATTGTTACAATACAGCGATGATTTTTCTTTGATTCATCTACAAATGAATGTGCAATATCCGAATTTTGAACAGCGGGTAGATCTGTTATTAAAGTTGTGTCAGCCGCAGCCGCGACATCTACACCTATATTCGATAACAAACTAAATCCGTATTTAAGATCGACCACTTCTACGTCGATCTTAGATAGAATAAAAGTATGCTTGCTTTTTCTTAATCTTTTAGGAGGCATTTACGCGAATCAAAATATAATTTATAAAATCATTTTATCACTATAACTAAAAATGTCATGCGAAGGTAAATTTTGGACAGAAAAATTTTCTGAACTTTTTTGTAACTTCGAGATTATACCACTGCCAAGTATGAGTTTTTCGGAGCAATTAAATGCTATAGTTAAATTAAGTGTGTTGATAGGACTCTTAATATGTTTTTTTATGGCATTATCGAGAAACTCAAGATGGTGGTATGGACTTGTATTTATGGCAGTTGGAATATTATTGACAGTTATTCTTTTCTATTCTCTAAGAAATATGAAATGCACAGAGAATTATGAATCCCCGACTAATCGGGTTCCGTTGTCAAAAAGACCCTCGTCTACAAAGTCGTGCGCCGAAAAATATAGCGTAGAATTTTTCGATGTAGGTGGTTGTGCGAATAAAACTGTTAATAATTGTTCAAGAAATAGCAACAATCCAGCTAGAATAGCGACAATATACAGTCAAGTAAATCCTGGACCAGATTTTGTTTCTGTAAATCAAAATCTGGCCGGAAATCCAGCAAAACGTACTATGGTAGCTCCTGTAAGAGTACCTCCACCCCTGTCGTCTGCTTGGAAAGAAAACAGTTTAGTTGTCAGACCCGGTATTAACACCGCAACAAACCAAGATTTGTCTAGATCTGGTTATTTAGTTAGTCAAGAAACTTATGATTGCACCGATAATATTGGTCAAACCATGTGTATCGGTGATAAAGATATGAATCTCGAACTATTACAAGATACTTTTACACCCATAGAAGATGTGGTTGAGAATTTTACTAATCCTAACGATGTTTCAGTTAACGGAGATTTTACCCCAATAACAAATACTCCTATAGGCGAGAAAACTTATAATTTTCCATATCATCAAAGTAAAAAAACAAACTTATATAATTTAAGTGATAATCACTATTCCGGAGACGTGCTTATGAGTGATGGTTATTTCCCAACGCAACCAATTGATAATAATTTGCCAAGTAATGTAGCCTTTGGAAAGTGTGCCAAAGACCCAGTGTTTGATGAGTACAACAAGCAAACTTACACTTCAACTTTGCAACCAGGGGTTTACACTCGAAATCAAATAGTTGAACCTATAAGCTCAAATATTGGAATTTCCTTTACACAGCAATTTGAACCAGTGACTTGTAAAAAAGATAAAAATGGTACAACTTTTATAGGCCATGATCCTAATATTACACCTGTCCCTTTTGAAAAACCAGAGCAATTAATTCCGTATGACCGACAAACGCATTTGTCAGATATTTACGACCCGAGATACACTGGTTATGGCACTAGTTATCGTTCATATGTTGAACCGGTAACAGGTCAGGTTAGATTTTATTACGATGATGTAGATGCATATAAACGGCCTAACTACATTACCAGAAGTAAGGTTGATTTTATACCTTCAAGTGTTTCTACACAGGCAATTCCCAGTTCACAATATTTTGAAAAACAAAACAAATATGCAAGAACTATCGCACAACAAAAATTTGCAAATGACACAATGGATTTTAGAACAGATCTGCAAGAGAGATTAATGCGTAAAGCTAACGCTAATCTTGAACAAACTAGAAGATTCCCTAAACACCAAAGAAGTTTTACACGCGGTGGTATGTGCAATCCAAGATCCCGATAATCTTAAAAGGGTTTTACACTTTTTCAAAAAAATTATTTTTCATCTCTAGATAAAAAATATGTCTACTACTACTAAAATTTTAGTTTCTGTCGCAGGACTTGTAGCACTAGGCCTTTTGGTACTTAATGTTGCCGGGGCTTCTAAATCTTCCCCTGTTGTTGAAAATTGGACTAATGTGGCATTAAGACCAAATATGCACACTGTTTCTTATTCAAAATCGGGAGGCAAAAGTTTACTAAGCGACTTGCCTGACTCTGTTTTCTTTCAGCCAACGCCAAGTATGCAGCCAAAAACTGTGATTGGCGCGACCAATATGATGGCTGACTCCATCGGATCAGCTGGACCTCGTATGGCTCTGGCAGGCCCTGGTCTTGGGGTACAAGCTGGGTTAAACTCAACGCCTTTTGAAAATTTTGAACAAGCTGCTAACATCGCCGAGCATTACACTAGCCACGGTAGCCATAAAGGTCACCACATGCATCAAAAATCTTCCCCAGCGGGTTGCGGACCTGCTGGAACTATCGCAGCCGGGTATGGAAGGTCCAATTTAGTGGGAGCTGATTTTGATGCCCTTTCGGGTCCTCAAGGTCAGTCCAAGGATTCGATGCTCGAATCGAGTGGTACTAGTTTTACCAGTGAACTCCCAGTTGCGTCAATGGATGGAAATGTTGGGGCTGCTTTCATGACTGATCGCATGGTTTACTCGACACTCCAGCGTGCTAGGTGCCCGGGAACAGTTGATATGATTCGTGGTGATCTTGCTATTACCCCGTGTGGTCAATACATGCAAACATCTGCCAGACCTGCTGATAGTCTTAGCACCGGTGCTATGGCTGCCATGTTTGGAATTGGTAACGGTTCTGGTGGTGCTAACGATACCATTCGTCTTGTGTCTATGGACGCGGCCAATGGCGGTCTTTCGGCCTTGTCTGGTATGAACGTCACCGACCTTGTCGAACAGGGTGCTCCTCCTTCCTCAGTGAATGCATCCACATTCGCCAGTACTTCTGCTAATATGGTTGCAGATGCCTATGCGAATCTTAACCAAGCCGGTTCTCGAATGTCTGGAGCTAACCCAACAAACGGAGATGTAGCTGGAATGAGCTCGCCCGCAGCTCTTTACACTGGTTACACATCTTTCGCGTAATTAAATTTATAGAAATGAAAATAGGTATTAAAAGTTGTATTTTGGTGTCAAGCAACTCCATTCGGCTTCTTGTATAGCTTATGATGGTTTTTTAAACACCTCTGGATAGAATATATAAGTGCCTTTGTGTCTTATTACTTTTTGTCTGATAAAAGTGATGGATTAACCAGGAAACTAAGTATTGGATTCGTGGTTTAGTTTTTCTCGGAAAAGATCTCACAGAAACAATGAGAATAATTCGGGAGATTCTGTCTTGTTAAATAATTTTCCGATGGGTACAGTGCAAATGTTTCCATGGCAGTACTGTACACGGACTGTGTTTGCGAAAGCGGACGCTTCTGTGACCGGTATTTAATTAACATTTTGGGGACGCCTAAATTATAGAAATCTTTGACGCGAAAGTACAACTATCGTAGCTAGTTCTTCTATATCACGTTGAAATAACTACAAATTAATTGCTCGGTAAACATCCAACTACTCGTTATAAACTATATCAGAGGTAGAGTTGAACATAGTGTTTCTAGAAACTCTTTCTATTTTTAGTAATAACTTGGCAAGTTGAGTGTGTGTAGCGCGCACACACTCCGGATGCGTGATTTGATTGTGTTAAATGATATTAAATATATCATTTAATTTATTACATAAGCTACGAAACTTAATACTACAAGAGAAAAAAGCAAAATAAGTATCGTCGAACAATTTTTCTTGGGTTTTTCTTGTAAAGAATTTGAAGTAGTTTCATTTTGTTGATTCCATTTACATGAATAAAAACAATTGGGTTGTGTATATAAAACTTTATTGTCATACCT